TGGATATGACCATAATGCACATTTTCAAATATGCCAATCTTGTTGCAATAGAGGTAGAAAAAGAAGTCTAAATCATGCAAATAATAGCGGTTGTATTATTGCTCTACTGCTTTTACCTTGGCATCTAATCAAATTATTATGGTTATTCTTGTGAAAGACCATTGACTACTTTCCTTATCCATTATTATACAGATAATTACCAAAAAAAGATGTCCATATCTTGTTTGCATTCAATTCCTACATTTCTCTATCAGCCTATCCATATCCTTTGAAATCTTGCTATCTGTGATTTGAGCATAAATCTGTGTACTCGCAATGGAAGCATGTCCCATCATTTTGGCGATACTTTCAATCGGCACTCCTGCTTCCAATGTCAGCGTGCCGAAAGAATGGCGACCGACATGAAATGAAAGTGGCTGTCGAATACCACAAGCCAAACCAATAGCCTTGAGGTGCATACCTATCTGTATTCGACTGAGCGATGTTTCAAAGATGGGGCTGTCTTCTTTCTTCTCTTTTACAGGAAATAGTGAGAGTATCTGCTCAGCTATCGGGTGCAGTGGCGTAATGCTCTCTACATCAGTTTTCTTTCTGTATTGACGGATATAGCGTACCCCAGCATTATTCGTCTCAATATCGCAGTATCGCAACTTGCTCAGATCAGCAAAAGCCAAGCCTGTGAATACAGAGAAAAGGAATATCCTCCGCACAAACTCTGCTACCTTGTTTTGAAAGGGCATAGCCAAAATACGAGCAACATCCGTCTTACCCAAACAGCGGAGCTTTCGCTCTACTCGCTCATATTTAGCATCCTCAAAAGGATTGTTGCGAATAGTTTGCTGACTTACCGCTCTATACATCAGCCGACTTAGCCAAAAGAGTGTTTGTTTCGTTGTCGATAAGGCATAGCCTTTTCTCTTGAGATAGATACGATAATCATCGAAAAACTCCATGGTAAGGGTCGTAAGAGAAATGTCTTCTTCTCCCTTACTCTCCACAAACAATTCCAGCTGCCTATGGTAGCAACGGCAACTTTGGTAGGTGTTTAATGCTCTTGTAGATTGAACTATAGACAATTCCTCTCGGCTAAGAGCAAGTAGCGTGGTCGGATTTGCTCCAACTCCTTGCAGATGATTCTTAAGCAACTCGGCACTTACTGCACCAAATTGTAAGAGCAAAGTATTATAGCCCTGCTCAATCTTCTCTCGAAACGATTGCAAGCGTTGATTCAGTTTCTTGTCATTCGTTTCCTGTCGCTTCACGCTCCAATCTTTGGAAGAGATACTTTCTCCTGTGGACATTACCACTTTTGAACCGTCTATTGTAATACGGCAAAAGATAGCCGTAGTGCCATCTGTTCTCAGTTTGCTACGATTGATGTAGAAGAGGATCTTAAATGTACTACGCATAATCTCAAAGGCTAAGGGTTAAATCTTCGGTGAAAGAGAGAAAGCGACCAAAATCCTCGAATACTTTCGTGGGTGTTACATGAGCATATCGTTCTGTAGTCTCAATCTTGCTATGCCCAAGCATTTTACTCACTGTTTCAATCGGCACTCCATTCTCCAAGGTTATCAATGTTGCAAAGGTGTGCCGTCCTATATGTGCGGTCAAGGGAATGGCAATCCCTGCTCTCAGTTGTAGGGCTTTCAGGAGGAAACGGTAGGTTTCGTAACTGATAGTCGGCAAAAGCGTGTCCCGTTCATCCGAATGGTATGTATTAAGCAGAGTAATGGTTTGGGGCAGAAGTTTTACCCGACAAAGGGTATTAGTCTTTTGTCTTCTGAATTTAAGCCACATAGCCCCTGCATCATCCTGCACAAGATGTTCCTTGCGCAGATTCATCATGTCGCAAAAGGCTGTGCCTGCGTAGCAGGTGAACAGGAAAAGGTTACGGGCAAGTGTCAGTTCTGTTTCCTCCTCTTCTAATCGGACTTGCCTTATCTTGTCCAAAGAAGCCCTGTCCAAAGCTCTGGGCAATTTACTCTCTCCTCTGTCTATCTTGACAAGGTCAAAGAGAGGACGGTCTATGATACCCTCGCGAAAAGCCAAACGGCATACTTTCTTGACCGCCAAAGCCATCTTGCGGTAATAACTCTGTGAATGACCGTGTTTTCCCACGCTGTATTGATGCAAGCCGTCCAAGAAATCCTCGGTTAGTTGCCCAAAGGTGATGTCAGCGGTATGGTATCGCTCTAAAATAAAGACTTGCAGATGCTTTCGGAGCATGTAATAGACCGAGTGCCAACGTGCCGTAATCTCCACACCAACTAATTGCTTTTTGTCTTCCACCATTTGGTCGTAGCGTTGTAAGAACGTAGTACGGTTCTGCATTGAGCCTTGAAATTGCTCCTTGATATCTTTTGCCGAGAACTCTATACCTCGCTCGCAAAGCGTTTGGTATGCTCGTTGTACAGAGAGGAGCAACTGTTCCAACTTCGCATTAGTTGCCACTGCTTCACGGCTCTTTCCGTTCAGTCTACTCTCACGCACATTCCACAACTTGGGATTACACGATAGCTTACTGCTGAACTGAGCCATTGTGCGGTTATATGTTATTCTTCCCATTATCGGAGCTTGCCCCGACTTATCCATACCGCTCTTTTTGAGGTAGAGCAACACCTTCATTTTCCCTTTTTGCATACACTTCTGTTTTAGTGGGCAAAGTTACCCGTTTTTGAAGCGTTTTCAGCTATGCAAAACATTGTGATTCAGTGCATAAACACCATATCAGTAGAAATCCTTACTATTGTGCTAACTGCTTCCTGTTACCTGTCTACGTCCTTTCACATTTGACTAACGATTTGGTAGCGTATCTTTTGCACAAATCCGCATTTTCTGCACTTTCATCCTCAAAGCAATTCACGGCAAAAATCCGTGTTTCTCACACATTCTCAATCACTTACCATCAATCTACATAAATCAACCTTTTTCTTGCATTTGCCCGAAGAAATGTGTACTTTTACCCATGGTTAAATGTTTTTTTGTCGAATACAAATTAACCATTAAGGGCTGACTTCACAAAACGAAATCAGCCCTTTACTTTTTGTCCTCTCCAAAAGAACGGCGTATCGATCAAAAAACTTTTATCGGACAGCAATAATAGTATTTACATCAAAGTCTTCTTTATTAAGACTAGTATCATTAAAAGTTCCGACATCAATATATTTCAGCCCTTCTGGAGGGGTTTGCTCTTTATTTTCTTTGTTTAGATTCATAAAGGAATCCTTGTGATTAGGATGGCTATATGAAAAGATGATATATGCTGGTATTCCTCCAAAAATAAAAGCTAATGCGATAGAGTAAGCTAATCGTTTTTGGAAAAAAGTCCATTCACTCATTCGATGTCTTTGCCATCGTGATAAAGTTTTTCCAAAGATTCTCCATCCTATACGAAAGGTGAAATAGGCAATAATACTACAAATTACATATCCTACATATTCCATATACTATGCGTTATAATCTTGAATTTGGTCTATTAATCTGTCTAATATAAAAATCTGAGGAAACCCTTTGAAGAGCATCTTGTTATTGTTGATAAGTAAGTGTAAAACACCCTCGGAAACTCTTTTCTTAAGAATATTTCTGATAAGAAAATTATTTCGGCTATCGTCAGATAGTATTTCTACAGTGTTGTCAAATACATAGAGTTCATATCCTTCGAGTAAATCCTCTGAATTCTTCTTGGGCATAACCAATGTTATTGGTGCTTTATAATAACAAAGACGACCTTTTGCAATAGGCTCTTTGAGAGGATATGAGAGGAATGTTGCCTGAGAAAGTTTTGCTCTTAATCCCTGGTAAAGTTCATTGGCAAACCCCTTTTCTAACAACAAACATAGTTCAAATGCTTGATGAAAATCTTCTGCGGAGGTGCTACTGGACAAGAGTAGAAACAGCTTGTCGGTAAATAATCTTTGCACGGTTTTTTTATAAGTAGATACAGCTTCCGTATTTTCGATAAATCCATCTATGTTTGCCATCAAATACACTACTTCTTGTAGTTGTAATATTTGGGTTGCTGTCTCCAATTTTTCTTTTATCTCCTTTTCACGCTTTTTACAAAAGAGAGTAGCAAGCATTTCCATGCGAGGTTGTACTCCATGGTCATAAACAAAGCGCCTAACAGAATATCTTCTTCTCTTTCCAAGTTCATCACATATTTGTTCAAGCTCTTCTATTGTTTTTGTTTGTTGAATCTGAACCAACTTTTTATCAATATAAACTCGAGCCCGCTTTTCTGATATTTTTTTAATGAAAATCTATCATTTAGGTTCAAATGATTGGCATTCAATA